GAACCCACTTCGCCATCGGAAAGGCTTTCGCCCAGGCTTGCCACACAAGAGCGAGTTTCGCGTCCTTGTAGGCGAGCCCCCGAATATTCCCACCGAGCGCGCCAAGCACTCGCCCTTGCAGCCCAGGGACCTCTTTCACCCGACTTGGCGCTGGAAAGTGCGACTGCCCGAGCGGATCGCCGCCGAACTCACTGATCATCGGCTTCAAGATGCTCTGGCGAACCACGACATTCTCGTAGAGCGCGTTGACATCCTTCTCCGGTCCGAGCTTTGCGCCACAGACTTCCAGCATTTGGGTCGTCAGCGACGTGCCGGAGCGGGCACATCCCGTGATCAAGATCACGACGTTTGATCCCCCAAGCACACGCCTATGCCACCTTGAAGCAGGTCATCCAGCGCGAGCTGCGGTGCGCCGGAATAGGCGCTGCCCACAGTCGCGTTGATCACGGCCACGCCTTTCGCGGCCAGTCCCTTTCGGACGATGTCGAGCCCCGGCATGAAGTCCTGTTCGTAGAAGCGCGGCGGGGTCTCGTGCTTATGCGACGCGTGGTAGTTTCCCGGCCGCATATCGAAGCCGAGCCAGACCACCTCGCGCGCGCCCATGTGATAGGCGATGCAAGTGGCCATCGCCCCTGAGCAGAATCCGAAGACCGTATCGGCCTCATAGGTCATGACGTGCGAACGATCATGCCGTAGCCGCAGCAGTGACCAAGGCGCAACTCCATCTCGTGGAACCTGCCGGCAGAACCTCAGCGGGCTGCGGTTGAGGTGCAGTCGATCTTTATTCCATTCGAACCAGCGGCCGTCCGCAGCGAACATCGCATCCGCATCCGGCACGAGATCCAATGCCGCTGTGTTGGTCGCGATGACTTTGCCATGCCCCTTTAGGACAACAGGGTTGAACCCCTTCAGCGACGGGCCACCGCCAATCACGAAGGCGCGCTCTCCCGACCAAGCTGGCTCAATGGTGTAGTACTCACTCATCCAGCACCTCCAGCCATGCCTGGGCTTGGCACGCGCAGTACGGCGCGAAACCCGGCGCGTCTGTCTTGGCGACATTGCTGTCCCAGTCGTAGACCTTGCCGTTGCGAGCCTTGTGTTCGGGGCGATAGTTCTTTTTCCCCGAATGGCGCCACTTGAACTGATCGATTCCCGCCTCGTTCTGACGGATGCGGGTGAGCTCAGCGACCATCTTCTGGCTTTGATCGATCGCTATGCGGTTTGCCCGGCGACGAGCGATGCCCAGGCGATCCTCGAGCTCCTTGCCAACCTGCCGCCGGGGTGTCTGGTTGGTCACCCCTCTCCAGACGACCTCAGCGATATCCTTGCGAAGGTCATCGTCGATGTTGCGGATCAGGCTCGTGATACGCTGCTCAAATGCCCTGATCTCCGGCAAGCTGCTCAGCTCGTCGATGAAGGGGAAGATGTCGACGCCGGAACCGGCCCGCACGATCTGCCGCCACCGAGCCCTGTGCCAGCTTTGCAGCCGCGTCATCCACTCCAGTACGTCCGCGACGATCTCAATGCTCAGGTTGGCTCGATCACGCTCTGCCTGAGCGAGAGCCGCGGCCAGGTCATCCGACTCGTCATCTCGGGTCAGGGCCGCCACAACGGCACCATAGGCGTCCTTCAGCTCACCCCGGACGAATGACTGCCAACCGCGAACCGGCTTAGCGGTGATTGCGTACAGCTCGCGCTGAAGGGTCTCTGTCACCTCAATAGGGCGAAGGGCGAAAGAGCCTCGCTTTCCTGCCATTCGTGCGAGGTCTGCCAGAAGATAGGCCATAGCTACCGCTCGACAACACCGGCGAGCCAGTCTTCGTCGACCTCCTCAAAGACTTCCGGCCCCAGCACGATCTGGCCCTGATACGCCTCAAGAGACTTAATCTCGAAGGGGTTGCTGTATGTGACGGTAATGTGCGGTTGATACTCGGGATGATCCCACGTCGCCCCTGCCCGCTTGATTTCTTCATGCCGCCAGGACAGCTCTGACGAATTGAACAGCAGGACGGTCGCCTCTCCAAACTTCTCGATCAGACGAGCGCCACCAGCGGGGATGACAATCTCCTCCTGCCAGGGCTGCCCTGTCTTCATCCAGTCGACCGCCTTGCGGCTGAACGCGATGGTGACATGGAGGCTTTCAGGCGCCAGCGTTGTCAGGAGCCCTTGATCCTTCGCCCAGGCGATGATCTCGTCAGCATTCACGACGTTTCGGCGCACGTAGAGCGTGCGGGGCGCTGCGTCGGCGATCCCGGACGGATCCTCCTCGACATCACCGCGCCCTGCATCCGGATCAAAGTCGCCCGTCTCTTCCTCAAACTCCTCGAGACCCTGCTCAAGGCCTGGCCACTGCCCGCTGTCGATCATCGAGTTCGTCAGCGCGGCGGCGAGAGCTCTGGACGGCACCAGCCCAGTCGCCGCGATTTTCTCAACCGCTGTCGCGCGGCTGACTTCAATTTCCGCCAGCTCCTGGGGCTCCTGCTGCCACAGGCTCGGCCACGCGTAGTGGATAGACGGGTCTCGCGAACCGAGGGCGCTTCGGATGAGCACCTCATCAAGACGGGCAAGACGGTGCGTTAGGTCGTTGTCGCGCTGGGCTGCGATGTTGTCGTAGTAGTTCTTGAGGTCACTTTCGCCGGTCGCGCTCATGCCCGCCGGAGACTGGCCCAAGAGCCGGGTCACCGGTATGTCGGCCGCACCAGACGCCACCTGCAGGAAGTTCTGCAGGAGGTCCGGGAAGTGGGCGAAGTTCATGGTCTTTTGGTGCCAGACCTCACCTTCATCAACGCCATTTCCCTCAAGCAGGGTAAATCCGAACATACCCTTGATGGTCTGAGCCAACTGGAAGCGGTTGGTCAGCCGTGTAGTGCCTTCCTGTGTGCTCAGCTGGTCGCTCAGGCCCGGGACGTGGATGACGTCGATCTTGGCCTCAGGAATCATCGCCGCGACATGTTCCTGGCTAGACGCAGCGTTCTGAATGGCGTCATAGACGACCTGCAGGACACTATCGCCCCACCCGTCGGTCTGGGCGTCCCGGTTGAGGATCGGCGCACCATCAAAGCGCACCACCCGGGATGGGTGAATGCGAAGAGGCTGATTGCCTGTCGTGGTGACCTGATAATACTCCGGCTCGCCATACCACGGGGACTCGATATCGCGGATCATCTCCCCGCCGGCAGAAAGCTCATAGCGGCTGAGGACGTGAATATATTGCAGGTCACCCTTGCGGACCGTGTCCGGCTTCAGCTCTTTGCCCGACTCCGCCCCTCTCACGCCCATCACAATGCCCGCGCCGCCGTACAGTCGAGAAAGTTGCAGAGCCGATTTCACCTTGAACTGAAGGCCCAGAGCCTTTTCCGCCTTCTCCAGCGCCTCAATCTGGTCCTTCTCGGCCTGCCAGAGACGCATCTTGCGCAGCATGTCCGCAGGAATGATGTCGACCACCTTGCGGGCCAGCCAGTCGGACCGGTGCGCAGCGTCGAGCTCGTCCTGAGTGACCAGATTCAGCTGGAACGCAGTGCTGTAGCGCTTGTCCTTGGACGTACCGAGGCCAGTGACCAGGTTAACGAGCCGGTCGAGAAACATCACAAGACCTCCATCATGCCGTAGGTGTATCCACCGCGAGGTGCATAGGCTGCGATCAGGGCGTCCGCCTTGTTCGGCGACGGAATGTCCCTCTTACCCAAGTCCTTCTTGCTCTCGACCTTGACGCGGCCGGCATTGTCGAAATCTCGCATAGGCGTCGCCAATTCATCTATGAGCGCATCGAGGTGGCCGCACTCGCTAGAGAGCGAGATCAACTGCTCTTCCCGATACGGCTCGCTCTTCGTCACTGCGTTGAAGGTCTTGCGGAACCGACCGCTGACCTCCCACCACGCCTGGGCTTTCAGGTTCGAGTAATAATCACCGGCCAGCGGAGACTTTGGGTCATCCGGGTCGATACGGCGCTCTTTGCGCACAACAGCACCACCAGCGTTGAACTTGAAATACGGAATGCTGATCTTGTGCTCTTCGTTCAGCGCCTTGAAATGCCCTCCAGCAAAGGCCCCGACACCGATGCTGTCGTAATCGATTTCCGCATCATTCTCGCGCGCCAGGGCATGAACTCGGCTCGCGGACTTTAGGAGCTCGTCTTCACGCCCTTTCCACTCGTCTACCCGGGTCGTTACGATTCCATGAGTGAGGACACTCGCATTCAGATCCGCGCCGCTGTCCGCTACGTCAAAGCCGATTCGACGCTTTCCTTTCGGCGTGATCCCAAGCTTTTTGTGGGCGTCGATCGCGGCATTTATCCATGATCGCTTGATG